CGAAGCGCTTGAGGGCTTCGTACATTCGGCCCCGGGGGGTTCCGGGATTCTTGTGATGCCCGGAGGCGGAGATGAATTCTTGGCCAAGGAGATCCTCCCCATTCATTAGATGGACAGATTTACCTTCTCGGAAGGCGGCTTTTAGCTTGGGGTCGTCGGCTTCCCACGCCACAACTTGGGCGTCCGCCCCGGCAAGGTCAGCATCAACGATGACCCTGCCGGGGTCTGGGATAAACATCTTGCGGAGGTTCGGGAGTCTAAAGTCCCGAGCTTCCAAATCCGGCGGGCCCCCTGCCGATACTTGGGGGTTCGTCGGGGTCCTCAACAATGTTGCATCGGACGATGGGGGAGAGAAGGAGCTGAGCGATCCGGTGTTCATGGGCGACATAGTGGGTCTCGTAGCCTCCATTATACAGCAAGATTATTAGTTCGCCCGAGTAGTCGCAATCAATTATCCCGGGCGCGTTGGCCACCATAACGCCCTGCTTCGCAAGACCGGAGCGAGAGCAGACTTGCACAAAGTGCCCCTCCGATGGGCGGACCGCGATTCCGGTCCGCACCTCAGTTACCCCTTTCTGGTGAATTGCCCGACTTGTCGGACGGCCGGATTCGGTGAGCAGGAACGCAAACACGTCCAGCCCCACCGCGTATTCATTCATGGTGGTTGGAAGCTTGGCCCGGGGGTCGAGCTTATGAATATGGAGGGTTGGTACCCCCTGTAGAAGACCCGTGTAAGGTGTAGCTCTCATGGTGGTCACTCACGCTCTTCCCCCAATGGTATGTTTTGCAAATTGGTGCCTCGCCAGAACGCATTGGTACTACTGCTCCAGCGAAATGTTTCCGTTCCCGCGGTGTTGAAACTGCACACCATTCGGCCGCTGGGTTCTAGTTCCGCCGAGACGAAGGTGTTGTTGAACACATTAATGGACCTTTGGCTTTCCAGAGCGTCCCAAACTCTGATCGCCCACGGAACCTCCTTTTTTAGCCGAGCGAGAGCTTCGGCGTCTAGGGTTTCGTTTCCGGTTTTCCGGCTGCGCTTTGGGAGGAATCCCAAGATCCTGAAGAAAAGATCTTTCTGTTGCTTTGGGGAGTCCACCCATAGTTTCTTCGATGATATCGGCGCATAGTCGGAGGCCAGCAATAAGTCCTGCGGCAAAATACTTATCAACCATTGGGTTATCCTCTCTCTTTCAAAAGCGAGGTGGAAGCCTATTTCCGCGCGCTTCTGGCGGTCGATCCGTACTCCGCGGCGCATCATTTCAAGGGCCATTTCATTCTTGGCTTTCTCAATGGCCCATAGAGCGTCAAAGTTCTGAGCAGAGATTTGGGCACGGAGTTCGGTGGCGCACTCATAAGTCCGAAGGGCGTCCTCAGCGTTATACCGGAGATGCGTTTCCCAGCCGCCTTCTTTGATATCCCATTCTTTATTATCGTCCTTCCAATACCAGTAATAGTGATTGTACAGGGAAGCCAGATAGTCGAGCCCCTTTGGGGTTCCTGGCCAAAGTAAATGGTGAGCGAGCATGGTATCGAAGTCGAGACGAGGTCGAATTCCCCAGTCTCGCTCGATCCATTGGGTGTCGTAGTTGTAGTTTTGTCCTTCGATTCTGACATTCTGGTGTCCTAGCAGTAGCCTCATTGTTCGGACGAGGGAGAATTCTTCTTGAGCAGTCCAAAAGCTTTCAAAAACGCCTGATCGAGTGGGTCGCACAAGCGGAATGACCAAGGCAGTTGACCCTTCCCGGTAGGGCCCATCGGCGAAGGCCATACAGGTGATGTTCCCTCTAGATGTCTCAATGTCGTGCGACAGTCGGAGCACATTTCCGCTTGCAACGTGAATGAGCCAGTTTCCGAGTACACCGTCAGCGGTTCGGTAGTCGGGAAGGTGTATGACATTTGGAGGTGGAGTTGGTCTCCAATCTGAACTAATTGCAAGTGGAATCCGGGTGTGTAGGTCATGTATTGTCACCGCCCGGAGATACCAAGCCCTCAATATTGCTGCGGGGTGAATCAAGGGGAGGATCTTCAAACCCGGCAATCGCCCGGCACCGCTTCGCTGAAGCATTGAGCCGCGCCACGACATTATGCCGGTAGGAGCAAGAATCGTGACACCATCCCCCGCCGACTCGGACGAAAACGATACAAGATTCTCCGTCAGGGCCCAGAGGGCATAGTTGCCAAGTGCAATAACAATTTTGGGTGATACCGCCTCGATCTGTTGGTACATTCGTTCTAGCTCGGATTTCGCCCACTCGGTCGGCTGGAGACTTTTCCATTTCGGGAACCCGCTATCTTTCTGGTGGAAGAAACGCCAAACCTCATTGTTCGGCGGTTGAGCCGCAAAGCAGTTGGTGCAGAAAATCTGGCTGCGGCTCAGACCAGATTCGTTTAGGATTCGGTCGAATTCATTGCCGCTTGGCCCTACGAGGGGCTGCTTCAGCAAGGCCTCTTGGGCCCCCCAAGATTCGGCGACTACCGCAATCTCAGCGCGGTGGGGGCCGCTGGTGCCGTACCAGAGGTCGGGGGCTGGAGGTGGGATCGTGGGTGCGTAGGTCAGCGGAGGTCTCCATCATCCCAAGTGGTGTAGTTGCGAGCGCAGAGCCATTCGTAGGAGGCTTTTCGTTCTTTTAGAGGTAGGCCCTGCGCGGCCGTGCGGAGCTTGTGGTATGCCATCTCAACAACGCCGCGCTCAGGAATGCTGCCCGCGTACTTCTCACAAAACACTATGAAGTCATCCAGATTTAATAGTGCCTTGTTCCGCTCGGCAACGTATTGCTTCGGAGTCAGGGCGAAGGATTCAGGATCGATCATCGGGGGTCTCCGTGCAAGATGTCGTGGTGAAGGGCCATGATTTCCGTGCTGCGATCTGGGTACTTGGTCGCGGCAACCTCAAGCAGACGGATGATCCGCCGTTTTGGTAGAGGATAGGGGGCCCCTTCCCCTTCAATGTCAGGTATCAGTTCGTGCAGGTCGAGGTCCTTGAGGCGCTGGGCTATCGCTTGGTTGTTCATCCCGCTTCTCCTGTGATTTTACGAGGGAGAGATTATACGCCTTCAAATCCTGCTCGATCCCGAGGGCCCGCATGTTTAGATCCCTCGCGGCAACGAGTGTAGAACCACTTCCGCAGCAAGGATCAAGAACATAATCGCCTGGCAGAGTAGAAGCGGCCAGCAGTTCCTTAATGAGACTGACTGGTTTTTCAGGACCGTATTCACGCTCGTCTCTGGCCACTCGATTGTGGCGGAGGACATCAACTGGGGAGTGGATGAGACCCTTTTGGCCTTTGCGGGCAAAGAAGATCCATTCTGTGGTACGGCGAAAACCTTCCCGTCCCCAAGGTGCCATGCCTTCAGAGTCAGACTTGAGCCAGGTAATTGGAGTTCTAAAAGGGTCCCATCCTGCGCGAGCAGCTGCCTCTTTAAGCCATCCGAACAGATCAACGTCACAGAAGATAAATATATTTGCTCGGGATTTACATACTCGGAACCCCTCAGAAAGGATACAAGCAAGCAGGGCTCTTGCGGTGTCCGGGGTGTCGTCGTAGTTGTGGTGAACCACGGTCCGCTGGCGGAATCCTCCGCTGTCCACTCCGATTCCGTATGGAGGGTCGGCGAGGATGGTATCAAAGGTCGAGGGTTCGAGCTTTGGAAGAATTTCGAGAAGAGAGCCATGCCGTACCTCAATGCTGGTTATCCTTTTCTGCCCACGTTTGATTAACTCGGCCTCGAAGGCGCGCTGCTGATTGGCGACGATCAGATTGAACGCCTCGGTGGCGTTACGGGCTTTTGCGATTTCGGGATTTGAGAGGTGCTCGTTGATAATTGTTGCTTGGCGGATCGTGCGGAGCATGGTGCTCTCAGCAGAACCGCCTTGGGGGCCCGTTAGTTCCGCAACCCGCTCCGCAATGATCGCGCGAGCGGTATCAGATATTGATTGGTTGGGGTTCGCCGCTTTGCGCATGTTGTGAATGTAAGCAATCGCGGCGGTGCGGTCCTGCCAAGGAAGCTCAAGCCGGTCAACATTTTCTGCAAGCTCGATCTCCGCCCGTTTGATATCATTGATTGCTTCATCGAGTAAGACCACAGGGAGGGTGTATGGAGGGAAATCGGTCTTGTGGTGGGTGAAGGTCCTCCCGGCCGCCGCGATGGCATCAATGGCGCGCAGGCGGCGTTCACCCGCCACAAGTATGTACTTCCCCGCCTCGGTCCATTGCACGACCGGGGGGTGAAGCAAGGTGTTGTCGAGGATCGATTCCTTCAGCTCATCTAGGGAAGCCTTGGGAATCTCCCGACGCTGGCGTGGAGGGATCACTACGTCGTGTCTGCTGATCGATAACACCGGCAGGTCCTGTCGTTTGGAGGGGAAGGATACACGCTACCCAGTCGCGAGGATAGATGCCGAGAACTTCATCATCCGGGCCGAGGATTACGTAGTCCTCCATATGGGAATGGTGGCCACGGATCTCGACGTCCCGGGCGGAGGGATGGACCGATCGGGCGAGGGTGTTGGTGTTGTCTAGCTGGCGGAAGAATACCACGACGCCCGCGGCGAATGCATTTGCCATTTGAGTTTTCTCCAGAATAAACCCGCCGGGGAGGGGCAAGGGGGCTGCTGGGTCCCCGACGGGCCCTCGGCGGCAGAGGGTAGGAGCCCTCCACCACCAAGCGGTGAAATTATGTTGCGATTTTGCTAACCCGATTGACCTCGGCGTATTTCTGGGTGGGGTCATTCTTATCCGAACGCTGAGTCACCTTAATCATCACGGGGCCGCGACCTTTCATCATTAGAGGGTTCCAGGCCCCGTCATTCTGATCGATCGCTTTGCGCAGGCGGCCCAGACCTACATTCTTGCCTTCGGAGAGATCGAGGGCGTCCCCATTCACATCTAGCCAGATGTTCATCGGAACTATGACCTTATCCCGTTTCAATACTTGATTCGGCATCTGGTCCCCCATGATTGCGAATAGCACTACACATTGCGGGGAGAGTTCATTTCCATTCCGGTCAAGGCCGCCTTCACGAAAGGTGATGGCCTTTTCTCCGTCGTCGATGAAGGCCTTAAATTCCCCTTCCGGGCAGGGAATCGTGATTGTGGACATTGGATCAGAGATGGTTTGGTTGAGGAACTTGTCTGCATCAAATGGCATGTTCGAGTGTCCTTGTTACGAAACTGCGGCGGGTCGGAGTTGAAGGAAGTTAACCCCCCGCCGCAGCACGGGGAGTTTCCTTCGGAGGATTGAGGGTTAGCTGGGTTCGTCGTCGATAGGCCGCGATTATGGGGCCGAAGTCCTGCGGGATGTTGTTGCTGGAAGGGAGGGCTCGGTTCTTGAGGTCCGCTTCGGAGTCTTGGGTGGACCAAAGAAACCTGCCTCCTGCATCTTTACGTGTTCTAACAACCTCTGAAAAGAAGCGAGGTATCTTAGGCGCGAGTTTGCGACCCAAAGTTGATACCGCAACTTTAGCAATTCCTGTGATCTCATCTGGTTCTTTCTCGATATGGCTGGTTAGGACAAAGAAGCACTTGCAGTCGGAGCTTAATTTTAGCAACAGCATTTCTGTTGCACTCATGGCGATGCCCCACTCGCCTTGATGCGGGGAAGGTTTGAAACCGACAGTGTGTTGCATGGCAATTAAGCTGACCCCGCTCAAGGAATCCAAAGCCAGCATTCGGTCGGAGGACCAAGTGGTAACGTCACCGAAGGATTGGCCCGTCCGGTCGTCGGTGAAATTCTCCAGATTTCGGAGTAGTTTTGGGAACTGCTTCATTGATTCCTTTCCGATTCCGGATTTCAAGTTCGCGATATCGCTGTAGCTCATCGCGTTGATGCGGACGGAGAGATCGTTTAGTCCGCCCCAGCCCGGCGAGGCCGGGGGGACCACACAGTAATGCAGTAGGTTGATGTCGAGTTTTTCTCTCTCCCACGCATCCAGAAGGGAATCAACTCCCGTGGGTTCGGTGATGATAACGAAGCACTCAATCCCGGCCTTGGCGAAGGTCACAAGGCTAGTGGTTTTGCCACTCCCTGCTGGTCCCATCAAGAGGCAATGCGGGGGCTGGAGAGGGAGTTGGAGCTGCGTCTGGGGCTGGTTCATTGTTATTCCTTTTGTCAATCGGGTTCCGGTCGAGGGGGTTCCAGCGCCGCACTTCATAGCTATCATACCAATTGGCGGGCTGCGAGCTGGAGCAAAGCGGGATGAAAGGACAATGACTGTATTGAGTGCAGGTGTCGCCGAGGTTGTAGTCGAAATAGCCGTCTCCCCAACAGTCCACTAGGTGGTCAAGGTCGCGCTTCAGTTGACCGAACCAGCGCTCGATGAGGTGTTGGGAGTAGATCTTTATTGCCTCAACTTGCCGCACCGTGGTCTTGGTTATAATGACTCCGCGAACGACGACAGTGCTGCAAGGTATTCCGAGATGTTGGAGGGCCCAACAATAGCCCAAGAACTGCGATCGGAGGTCCCACTTTTCCGCCCAATTAGATTCCAAACGCTGAGCAGTTTTTTCGTCTCGGATGACAGGTCGGTCACTTTTACGTCCGAGAAGATCGAATCGACCAACGTAGATAAAGGGATCACCGGAAACAGGATGCCGCGGGAAGCCTGGAAAGTCAAGAGGGATCGCGAAAGAGTATTCAAACGTCGCACCTGCCCCGGTGAAATACGGTTGAACACTATCAGATCGAGGAGGATAGACTCTAACATAGTCCTCGACAGCGGACCACATGTTTTCAGGAGTCTTTGGATGGCCCTCTTTTCTGATGACAAAGTCTCCCCATTCGTTTTGGAAGGTGGCGAACGCCCGGGCAAGGGCAACAGAGGTATCAAGGCCATTTGTGTATACCTCCCGGTAGAAGCGCTCAAGGGTGGCGCTGAACACCGCGCCCGCGTGCAGATCGATGCTGGTGTCTGGGGGACGGAGGCCGAGGATGTACTCATTATAGAATTTCTGAGGACATCCTCGGAAGCAGTTGACCATCGTGGAGTCGATATATGCGGGGAGGATTGGTTCTACCTGCATCAGATGGAATCCAAGGTTGGGACGATATTTGCCCCCTTCCGCTGCGCGGCGGGTTTGCCAGCGGGGGAGGTTTTGCGCCGCAGGACTCGGTGGATTGCTACGAGTTCTTGTAGCACCTCATCGCTGAGTTGCTTGTAGTCACCGTTCGGTGCGGTGCCGATCAGAGTGGTGCGACGCTCGAATAGCTGCGTGTGGTTCATCTTATCAAGGTGCTGAAAGTCATCCATAACATTCGACATTCACTTTTTCTCCTCGAAGTAGTTTGGGTTCTCCAGTTTGTTCACGTAGTCCGTTAACAGACGGGTCATCACGTTGCTGATTGCTCCGTATTGGAGTTTGTTCAGAACAGGGTCCCAATGGTATCTGGAGAACCGTGCAAACAGGGTTGCGGGGAAGCTTACTTTTTGTTGCACATAGTGCTCTGGGGTTCTACGTCTGCTCATAGCTTGACCTCATAGATGGGTCCTTAATCATGTTGATTATGGACCCAAATTGATCCGGCGGTCAACACCTATTTTTGAGTTCCGGATCACTTTTTGGGAACCGCCGTGGCATCCCGGAGGGTGGCAAGGAAATCGTCCGCGCTGTCGCGGCGGTCCTCCGGCGCGGGGGTCTTGATAACATATTCGGATACCTCCGGCACGGGAGCGGTGAGATCAACCCCGGACTCCTTGATGGCGGCCCGGAACTCCGAATCCCGGGGCGCGAGGATGATTTTGGCGCGATCCTGCGGATCGCGGTGCACTCCGCAGCGATATAGTTGCTCCCAGTCTGAGTGCTGTTCCCGCTTCATCGCCGCGCGAAGCGAATTGAGGCGGTGGATAAAGCGGGTGGCGAGTGCTTCGGAGCTGAATTTGATGCGCAGTTCCTTATTTGCGCCCTCCCGAAGGGTGGCTTGAAGCTCCGCCCCGAAGGAGCTGGTAGGGAATCTGGTACTTCTGGTCATTTGAGCGATTTCCTTTCTGGTCATCAGAGCGGCCCTGCGGCCTCTGACGCCATCGTTTGAAGCTCGTCCTCGATGCATTGTTGGATCTCGAAGGCAAGCCGAACCCGGTTGGCCTCGGTGTCTAGTTCCGGCTCGTCTTCTAAGAAGACAGCGGCGAGATCGTAGCAGGCGGGGTCGTAGGTTTTTTTAGTCGCTGGCATCGGAGGTTCCTTTCTTTCGCTTTGGGATCATGGTGGTGAAGCGGTATAGGTATTGGCGCGCCTCGCGGAGTGAGCTGAAGCGATGCACTAGCGGGTGGTAGGTCCATGTATGCTCTGAAGTTATTCCGACAGCGAGCACGGGAATACCAAGACCGATGGCCACCCCGCACTCTACAAGTGCGCCCTTGAGGGCGTTCTCGCGGCCCGCGTAGAGAAGCACGAAGTCTGCGCGTTTGATGTCTGCGATGTTTTTGAGCCATCCGTCGCGGAAATCTGCCGCTGAGGGCTGCTCGGGGTCGTCCGTGTCGAGGTGGCCGACCTCCGCCGCGTTGGTGGGGAAGTCAACCCAGCTTGCGGTGAAGTCCACAAAATCCCAATCCATGTCGTCTCGCATCTTCTTCCACAGGACGTAGTGGTGGAGTTTGCTGGCGGTGTAGACCTTTGGGCGGTAGGTGGTTGGCATCAGTCGTCCTCCTTTAGGGCGTCCTTTAGGGCGGCCTCGATATGGGCCGCGAGTGCGAGGTCAAGCTCCTCCTTTGAGATGGTGGAGAGGATGCACTCTACCAGCTCCACCAAGTTGATAGTTGGGAGAGCGTTGAGCAGGCAGATGCTTTCGTCATCGCCGAGGTTGTCAACATCGTTGCCTTGGCGGGCGATCTCGGTGGCGATTAGTTGCGCTAGCTTCAATCTGGTCATCGTTAGATATCCTCCAGCTTTGGGATTGCGGGATTGACGGACGCCCGCTTCGCGGGGGCGGCTGGGTAGTGGTCCGGCCAATCATTCGGCATTAGCGGGACGTGAGTTATTGTGTCAACAAGCGGCGCACTCCAATAAGGATAAGCGCGGTGGCCCGAGGTGGGAATGATCCACCACGGGCCGTCGGACATCTCCATCTTGCAGGCAACATCAAGCGCGGGGTCGCCTCGGACTTTGTGGGCAATAAGGTAAAGGGTCATGGCTTTTGTCCCTTCTTCACAAACATCTCCTTATAACCGAGGGACCGCACGACCGCCATCACTGTTGCGTATTGCGGGCGGCGGGTGCTTCCCTCGAACCAATTGTAGAGGGTGCTGGCACCTACACCGGATTTCTCCGCGGCGGCCCCGTAGGTGAGGCCCTCCTTAGTAATGATGGCTCGAACTCTATCAATCACCGGGTCTTTGTCTACGAAGTTGTAGGATTTGTAGAGTTTAAGTCCCGACATGAGCGAGTCCTTTCTTTGTGATTGCATATGTGCCTTCCCCGACCTTCCGGACGAGGCCCGCGACCCGCATGGTGTAAATTAGTGCGTCGAGGGATTTGCGGGAGTATCCGTTCGCGGCTATGACGTCCTTCATCTCGGTACGGGAAAGGGGCTTGTCCTTCAGTGCGAGCAAGACGGCTCGCCGCGAACCCCCTCGATAGGTGATTTGGGCGGGCGCGGGCTCGGCGGTGGGGTCGGTGCCGAAGGCTTGGATGTCCATATTGGTATGGCCTGCGGCGAGGATCTTGGCGAATAGCTCCATATCTAGGTCGAAGCTAACTTTCAGTTTCTTGATCGGCACGGGGGTTCTCCGTTAGTGGTAGGTAACCTCGAACATGAGGATGAAATAGATGAGCAGAATCAGGAGCGCAAATTTCATTCCCGGTTCTTCCGCTCATCTATGGCGTGGTCGGCTTCGAATTCATCGTCCCGCTCGTCTTCGCTTATGGAGATATCGCAGACGTAGCAGTACCAACCGGCTGTGATCCCGACGCTGGGATCGGCAGCTTCGTAGGTGTCGCTGATGTCTAGGCCGCACTCGGGGCATTCTACTGTTCTTGCCATTGTATTCGTCCTTTCATGCTATATCTCATCGAGGGATGGGATGGTTTTGCTGGGGCTGGCGTCCGCACGGGCGACCTTGGGCTCCGCCTTTGGTGGGGGAGCGTATTTGCGCCGCAGGGTTTCTTGCCATGCTTCTGTGGTGATCGTGGTGGTCTCTGGCTGCCCGGCCGCACGGTAGTCTTCTACGCAATTGTAGCAAAGCGGGATCTTCCTTGGCGGCACCGCGATCTTGGCCATTCGGAGGGATTTGAATCCGCCAACGATTGGGCGCAGGTCCCGGAGGTTGCTTGTCCGGGTCTTTGTGGGGTGCAGCCAAACCTCGAAGCATTCGCTGAAGGTCTCTACGGCCCCGCAGGAGGCACAATGATGACTATGAACATAAGTTACGTAAGAATCGAGCTGCATCTCGCGGCTCTCGTTCTCCGTGGTCGCTCGATGTGGTTTTAGAAACATTAGTGCCTCCTTAAATGTCATTCAGTGATGGAGTGACGTTGCCGAGGGGCCGTTGGCGCGGGGCGGCCTTGGGGCCGATATAGACGGCCGGTCTTGTGTTGCAGTCCTTGCAAATCACCTGCAGCTTGCTGTTGGCCCTCTTGTCGTACAAAGAGGGATCGAAAAGGAATCCGGCCTGCCCGCCGACCGCGTCGCCACAGCAATAACACCAACCCGCATAGATGTTCGCGCGGGCGCTGAGCACCATCCGTGGTTTGGGTGGCGGGGGAGGCGGCGGAGGCGGAGGGGGAGGAGCGGGCCGCGTCGTATAGGTAGCGGGGCCGGGCTGCGTTGGCGGAGGTGGCGGAGGCGCTTGCCGTGGTGGAGACCACCCAGTAGCGCGGGAGACTCCGGCTGCGGGTGGCGGAGGCGGGGGCGCGGCTGGCCTACTGGTTTGGCGATTGTAGGGCGTGTCGACCGCTTTGAATGGATCTTCAACGATCTTGATCTTCGCATGGATCAGGCGGTCCCAATCCCAACCGGCGGATTTGAGCAACTCGTTGGCTTTGCGAATGGCGACGATGGCCTCCCCATCATTAGGGGAGGCCGTCATCTTTAGGAGCTTGATGAGAAGCTCCTGTTTCGGAATGGGTGTGCCCGTGTCGGCCATTAGTCCCTCACTAAAATGACGCGATATTTGATCGGCGAGGCGGAGAACTTTTCGAGCTTGTTCAGGGCATAGGAATGCTCGCAGGCGACGCGCTTGGCGGCGAACATGAGTGGCATCCCGTTGGAATGCCGCTCATACTCCCATGTGCGCCCGCCGTCAGTGCTGCGTTGGACGACGTACATTGCCATCGTCATTTGCCGTTCCCTCCGTTGGTCAGGTAGCCACCGAAGTTCTTGCGCTCATCTTCACTGAAATTGATGTCGTCCCCGTAGAGGGCGTGCTTGACGCGCTTGTCGCCAAGCGCGCGGCCGGCCTCGAGGAGCTTCATCTTTTGGACCCCGACGCTGTTGCTGTCGTCTGCGCCAAGTAGCTTGGCTTGTTTGGAGTTGTTAAAGTCTGCACCTAGAAAGGTAACTTGCCATCCTTTGGCTCTGCACCAGTCCAGAATGGCACGAGCTTGAACGTCCGTGGTATGCCGTGATCCGTTTTCATCGCCGTCCGTGACGATCACGATTGAACAACGTGGGGGATCAAGGTCGCGCAAGCGACGGCCCATCAGATTGATTGCGTCGTAGAGCGGGGTCATTCCCCAATGAGAGCCAAGATCGGCCAGCGGGGTCCATTGATCCAGAGTGGTGTCCCGCTGGACTGAATCCAAATCAACCGAATCAAACACCTGTAGGATTCCGTGGGAGCTGATGTTCTGGCTTTTCAGCACGTCGATATAGGCGGTCAGTGCGCCAACAGTCTCCCACCATTTGGACTGCATTGAGCTAGAGCCATCCACAAGGATATAGTCTAGCTGGGGAGCTTGTAAGGTTCCGGTGCGGTTTGCGGGAAGTGTCATTTGTGCATCTCCTAATGCATTGTGTGGGGATGGATTACGGTCTTCGAATCATCACTGAACACAATAATGATTACGTCGTTGATCCCAAGGTCAAACATCGCATCGGCGTCTACTGCGAAGACGAGGGATGTTAGCATCTCGCAATCTGGCTTGCGTCCGTGGCGGGAAAGCTCTTGCATGAATACATTGAAAGAGCAGGTGAAAACATCAGCCATTGTGGTTTGTTTAGTCATTCGTGGTCACCATCCGCGTCGCGGGATAGCCCACGGTAGCTGTGAAGTTGAAGATTGCATGAAGATCCCCGCCCATGATTGCGACATAGGGGCCGTCCGATTCCCATTGAGGGATATCGAGCAGCTCTAGGCCGCAGCGATCGGCCCAGATAGCGGTGTTGTTGAATTCATCCCGAAGGGATGTGCAGGAAGCAGAAAGTATCCATGTTGCTCGGTAAATTGGTGACTTTGGCTTCGCGGGTAGCATTGTATTCCCCTTGCTCGCTCGGTTCCGGGCAGGTGGCCCGGAATTCCCCGATCGATTAGGTTAGCATAATTTGGGCCCATTGTAAACCATAGCGGGATACCTATCACAATGTTGTGATGTGTGCTGCATTGCGGTAAGCCATTGATATCGCTGGAGTATTCCCGTTCCGTCAGGTGTCCCTCATCTGCCCCTGATATGTCCTTGATACGTCCTTGATATGCCCCTACTCTTTTGCCCTTTTGGAATCCGGGGGTATGCCCGGGGGGTCCCGAGTTCTTGCCTCCCGAGTTCCCTCTTCCCTTCGAGGTCCACCTTTTACCGGAATAAAAATTGAGAAGTCTCCCTATATATAGAAAAAAAAATTATATATAATAATAATAAAAGAGGAAGGGGGGTAAATTAAATGGTACCATTATCAAGCTAATGATGGGCCCATTTGGGAGGGAGGAGGTCTGAGCCAGAAGTCAAGGGAACCGGGGCATATGCCCCCTAGTCGTGATTCGATGAGGGTTAGGGGCGCATCAGGGACGTATTAGGGGCGTATCAGGGGCCGCACAGGGGCATATGAGTC